GTCCTCCACTTGGGGCGTCGTAGTCGAGGTGGAGGACAAGCCGGCGCAGCGGGGGTTGCTCGTGGAGTTTGCCAGTCGGGGGCTCACAGCACGAGCGCTCTGAGCGTCGGGGTTGGCACTACAGATTGCACGTCAGTATCCCCCGATTCCGCCCGGCCGCCTGCGTACGATCGTCCACCATGAACGTCCCAGCAAAGATTGACGAAAGTTCCATCGGGATTTGGCTTTGGGTGGTGCTGCTCATCTTGGTCAACGCCGAGTGGATTGCGATGGATCTCTGGCTGCGTAGAAACGGACATGAATTTCTCACGGTCGAGCTGCGTGAGGGCCTGCTCGGAGGCGGGTGGACGGGGCTGCTGCTGGCCGCCGCCATCGGGGCAACGCTCGGTATCGCCCTCTACCATTTTGGATTTCAAGCCCTCTCCACCCGCTAGCACATGGGCACCCACGTCAAGGAGCTCGACAATCGCCACGATGGCGACCGGGGTGCTTGCCCAATCTGCTCGCCGAAGCGGGGAAAGATCAGCGAAAGCGCCTTGTGTGCGTGGTGCCAAGCGGAGTGGGAACGTAGGGGTGGGACGGTCAACCCTCTTCGCTGACCGCCTTGGCGGCATCGACAGAGACGATGCGCCGGCCGATCCACTCGACCACGTTGGACACGACTGCATTGCCGAGCATCCGGTAGCGGGTTGAGTCGGGGATCGCCTTGCCGTCGGCTCCCGTGGCAGTGTGCCCGTCGGGAAACGCCATCAGACGCTCTGCTTCTACAGGCGTCAGCCGGCGCACCGCCATCGTCTGCACGATCAGCGGCTCTTTGTTGCCGGTGGGGCCGTGCAAGGCGTCCACCACCGGGCGCTTACCGAAACCGCTGGTGATGCTGCCGTCGGGGTTGAGCGTGCGGTAGGGGTTGTAGGCAACCGCTGTCGCGCCCGTAGTGTCCACGGTGTAGGCGGGGTCATCGGCCGAGCCGACGCCGACGCCGTTCTGCGCCTTGTCCCTGTTACGGCCGTCCTGTATCGGATAGGCGACACCCATGCCGATGCTGGTGGCGCCAAGGGCGGGAGTCATGTCCTCTGCGCTGATCGGGTCCTGCGTCTGGTGGAACGCGACCGGCAGAAAGTCCTCGGTGTCGCCGTCCCAACGCTCATGCGCGGTCAAACAGCGGGCCGTGGTCGGGACTAGGAACCCTGCCTGCGCCCGGTTGTCGTCGGGTTTTCCGCAGCTACTGCTCGAAGTGCCAGCAAGAGAGCCGACGGCAGCACCCGCTCCCGCTTCTCTGCCCGCCTGAGTATCCCCTGCGCTGCTTTCGCCGATAAGTAAAACCGCTGCGGCACTGCTCCAGTCTGAAGCACATCCGACAATGAACACGCGACGGCGCCGTTGGGGGACTCCGAAATGTCTAGCGTCCAGCACACGCCAGGCGAGGCCGCGCTTGGGGCCGCAGCAGATCCCCCCGTTGCGCCAACCGTCGGCGGGGACGTCGGGGGTGAAGCCACTGAGCTCTCCGAGGACGACAGCGAAGTCACGTCCTCTGTGGTCGGGTCGGACCCAGGGCGTGGCGTCGTCGTTTGCGTCCGGTTGTGGTGGCTTGCATCCCGGACAGGAGCAGGCTGACAGAAGGCCAGGGACGTTCTCGAACAGAACCCAACGGGGAGCGCACTCATCAGCGATGCGTACGAAGTCGAAGAACAGTCCGGTCCGCTCACCAGCCAGGCCAGCACGCTGTCCGGCAACGCTCCAGTCCTGACATGGACTTCCTCCTGCGAGAACATTGACATTTGGGACACATCGCTCACAGGTAACTCTGCTCCCGGTCCTTGGAATATGACCATCTGCCTGTCGCTCATCGGGTTGGCCGCTAGAAACACCTTGTCGTCCAGCATCAGATAAGGGTCGGCGTAATCCCCCCCCGTTCTGAGGCACACAGATGGGACAATGCTCTGACCCATGGATCTCCTTCACATCCTCGTAGCAGGGGACATCGGGCCAGTGACGTGCCAGCACGCTGCGGCACGTCGGGTCCTTCTCGCACATCCACGCACCGACCATGCCCACCCGGTCGAGGCCGGCCTCGAAACCGCCAATTCCGCTGAACAGCGAGCCGTAGCGCAACGTCCTAGCGCCCGAGCGCCTTGTGGAAGGCTGCGAGACGCTCAGGGCCGGCGGGGGCATCCAGATACGCCGGGCGCTTGCCCGTCACGGCCTCGACGCGGTCGGCTGTGCTCATCTTTGACCACGCCTCCCATGTCAGTCCGAGGGTGCCTTCAACGTACTCCTTGGTGGTTTCCTGTTTGGTGGCCATAGGTTCAGTGTAGCGCATGGCACTACAGTTTGCACCGTCGATCACCCGTCGAGAGCATCGTCCACCATCCCCACCAGCAGGTCCTCCGCTATCGAGCGATCCAGCGCAGCCGCCTGCTCGTCGGTGATGGTCTTGCCATCCATCACTGCGTCCACGATCGGGCGCTTGTCGGCCACCAGCTTCGTGATCGCCTGGTCCACCGTGTCCGGGGCCACGAGGTACGTGGGGATGACGGTGCGCGTCTGACCACGGCGGAACGCACGTCCCTCGGCCTGAAGATGGATGGCGGGGGTCCAGCCTTGCTGAAGGAACATCACATGGCGACAGGACCGCTGGAGGTTGATGCCGGCGTTGCCCGCCTGCAGTTGCGCAGCGATGACCCGGCAGCGGAGGTCGTCGTTGAAACGGTCCACCGCCGACTGGCGCTCGCCGGCATTCTGGCCGCCCTGGATCTTCGTCCCGCCGAAGCGGGCGGCGATGGCATCGACCAGCTCGGTGTTCTCGGCGAAGACGATGACCTTCTCGTCTGGGTCGGTCAGAACCTCCTCGATGTGGGCGATAGCGGCGGGGAGCTTGGCGCGGCCGGCGAGGCGTTTGAGCACGCCGATGCGCACGAGGTGCTCGGCCATCGACGCCTTCATGGCCTTGTGCCACGCAGCGGATCTCGCCTCCTCGTCGGTCGCTCCCGCCTCGAGGGCGGCGTTGAGCGCCCAGGCACGCAGGTACTCCACCACGTCGTCTGAGGCCTTGGCGTACTCGGCCATGACCACGGGGTCCAGCTCCAGCGGCACGTAGGAGGGGCGGGCCTTGCGGATGCCGAGCAGCTCGTCTGTGCGGCGCACGAAGGCACGCGCCCGCAGGCGATGGTTCAGCTCCGGCAGGAAGGCGACGGTCTTGACGTAGCGGGCGTTGAAGTACCGCGTCCCGCCGAGCTCGGCCATGCGGCGCATGATCTTGAGCTGGCTCGCCGCCTCCTTCGCCTTGGACATGACCGCCGTGCCGGTGAGCAGGTATATGTTGGCGTCGGGGTCTAGGCTCGCCGCCAGCCCCTCACATGCGGCCGTGCGCTGTGTCGAAGCGTGGGCGATGTAGTGGGACTCGTCGAGTATCAGCGTCTTGGGATTGATGGCTGCGAGGTGTGGCAACCAGCCCGTCGCCGAGCCTGTGGCACGGTCATAACGGCCGAGGACGTCGTAATTCAGGACGTAAACGTCCGGGGGGACGAGGGCGGCTAGCGACCGTCCCTTGGTGCCGTAGAGCACCTCCACGTGGATGCCGGGCACCCACATCTCCCACTCCCGCTTCCAGTTGATCTTGACGCTGCTCGGCACCACGCAGACAGCGGGAAATGCCTTGGCCGCCGTGGCAGCGAGGATCGCCTGCATCGTGTTGTGCGTCACGATGTAATCCTTCGTGACGTATAAGTGGTCGGGGGCCGCCACCCTGATGCAGACCGTGGCCTCTGACCCAACCGGTCGGATCGACTCAATGATCCGAGTGGGCGGGTACTTGGTCGGGACCACGTACGCATCGGCCTTCCGGGGTAAACGAAATAGGTTGTAGGGCGCCGGCAACTTGACATTGACCCGCCACGCCGGACGACCCTGACGCTTCTCTCCCTTGTAGGTGAAAGTCGCTGCAGCTGGAAACGGCGGCTTGGCTATTCCCCCAAGAGAACGGACCAACTCCACGACTGCATCGACGAGTGGACGCGCCGTGGAAATGAACTCTGCGCCACCGCCCTGTATGGGAGTCCCGTCTGTATCCATCAACCCCTGCAACAACGCCAAGCGGTCATCGGGATGACCAAGTAGGTAGACAACCGGTACGAACTTCTCCCAAGCCCGATGACCTCGCAATCCCATATCATTGAGGGCTGCCTCAGTAGCCGGTTCGTGGAGGCGGAAATCAGAGATCCCCTCGCTTGGATGGTCACGGTTCGTCCCCTCCCATCCGTGTTCCCTTGGAATCCACTCATCGCCGGTGATCATCGTGCCACTCCGAGTAATGGAACCGTTCCCAAGAATGACGCCGAACTTGTATGGCTCTAGCGGAAGGATCTGTGTCTCGAAATACACTGGATCGACCATGGGGATCTGGAGGCGCCTGTTCCCGTTTGGCGCCTTGATGGCACACGACCAAGAATAACCACCGTTCCTAATCTTCGCCCCATCAACGATCTGCTGAGTTGTGACTGCCCGGAACGCCACACCGCGTTGAGCCCCCCGTGCGTCACGGACCGCCCACAGGTGCTCTGGCCCACAACGCGTCGAGGCCCCATCAGAAAAGACCACTTCGTACACTCGCCTATCGGTTTGAGGAAACACGCCGGTCACCTCCGTCGGCTGGCCGTTTCGGCCGATCACTAGGTCGCCGACCGACAACGCTCCCATCGTCGTCCAACCGGCAGATGTCAAGACGGGTTCACTAACTGGCTGCAACTTTCCTAAACCCATACAATCTGCATTGAATGTCCGTTTCGCCTCCATCATGTAGCGAATGCCTGCCCACTGCCACGGGTCGGGGGTCAGGAGCGTGGTCATGCCCTCGATGGGGAAGGGGGCGCAGAGCGGGTCGTCTGCCTTGTGCGCCTCCGACAGCGCCAACAGGCGCCCGGTGCGCTCCACCACGGCTGCAGCGGTCGAGCCGGCGGCCGCATCGACCTCGTAGCCCCAGCGGTCGGCGAAGGCGAGCACCTGCTCGGAGCACTGCGCCACCGGGACCGTCCAGCACTGCTCGCCGGGGCGGTACAGGGCGTGCGGCATCGCCTTTATCTCCGCCACCACGGCGGCAGGAGAGCGGGGGGCGGGGTAGATGACCCAGCGGTCGCCTCTTGTCGCGATCCGCTTCGTGCGGATCGGCTCGACCTTGGGCCTCGTCTTGCGAGGCTTGGTCGGCGCACGGAGCACCTCGGGGACCAGCTCGGGCACCTCTGCCGGCTTCGACAGCACGTCGAAGCCGTGGGCCGCTGCGAAGGTGTGAACCTCGGGGCTCGAGGACAGCGGTGCCGTCCAGATCTTCAGGTCGGGGTTCCACCGCCGGCCGGAGATCGCTGCCTTGAGCGCCGCTATGACGCCGGCGTCGTAGCGGAACCTGAACACCCACGCCCCGCCCTCGATGTTGACGCTGCGCCCGTTCGGGCGTGGTTTGGTCGCCATCGGAGACGGTACCGGCAGGGCGGCGAAGTCGACGCCGAGACGCTCGATCTCGGAGCGGTGGCGTGCCAGCAGCTCCCACGCCGAGCGTTTGGTGGCAGTGTCCCAGAGGTTCTCGGGGACGCGGGTGAGGCTGCGGACGAAGGCCTGGTCGGCACCCAGTCCACCACGGCGGAGGGGATGCGCCAGGACCGCTACGGCGGAGGCCAGAGAGGGGGCATCGAGGATGGTGGTCACGGCCCCAAGTGTAGCCGATGGCCCTACGACTTGACACCCCGCGAGGCGTTGATCCGACCCGCCGCTTGTGAATCCGTTCACGCTACAAGACGCTTGTTCGTTTGTGAATCGGGGCAGAGATGGATCTACCTGTTTTGCCCGTCGGACGCTTAGCCGCCCATCTGGCGGTCGCTACGACCCTCGTGCAGTTCTTCCCGCCGCATGAGTGCGTGAGACCCTCAGCGAGCCGTCGGGGGGTCACTAAAACCACCTCGGTCATGCACCAGCACTCGACCGGCAGCAACCCGTCTGTGGTCATGCCGAAGCCGGACATCTCGCGGTGCGTCATCAGAAGTTCCGTTCTTGATCTGGTGGGAAGTACCTCGTTGACCGTTCGTGCTCGTCGGGCCAGTGCCCCACCCACGGCCACTGACCCTCGTTGCGGTGGATCTCTGCCGGCCAGACGTTCTTGAGCCGCATCCCCTTGAATGGGCGCAGCTCGATCACCGAGGGTCGCATCGTCTCAGCCGTGGCCACCGCGCCGTGTTCGTCGAGCTTCGGGACCATCTTGAACCCGAGGTCCGGCCAGCGCAGCCAGAGCGAGGTGCCGAACGGAACGAGATCGCGCTTGCCGTGCTGCACCTGTGCCTTGGCGGCGTGATGCTCGAGGATCAGGCCGAAGCCGTAGGCCATGCGGACGCGGTCGAGGAAGTCCATCACGGCTCGGACGGCCTCGTTGTCGTTGTCGCGTCCCTCCGGGTGGAGCTTGTAGGCGGGCCCTATGCAGATCAACTGCGGTCGGTGGAGCTCCACCCGTTCGGCGAAGCGGTCCTGATCTCGCTTGTTGCGCAGGTCGAGACCGGCCGGCTCTGTCCAGATGTGCCAAGTGTTGCGCTCTACCGGCGTGGTGCGTTCGACATGCGCCCTGTCGCGCAGCGGGCGGGCCGTCTCGATGATCGCCTCGTCGGGGTTCTCAAGGTCGATGATCATGGTCCGCACGGGTGGGATGGGCGTAAAGCGCAGCGGGTGGATACCGTTTGCAGCACAAATAGCCAGTTCGCGTAAAAGGACCGAGTTATGGGTGGGGATCATCTCCCGCCCGGCGAGGTACATGCCGTCAGCACTGTCGACCTGGATGCATCGGACAGGTCGGGATTCGACCGGCTCAACCGCTATCACGTAGTGGAACTTCGACCCTGAGCGGATGACGTAGTGCAAACACCCAGCCATGATCGTCGCTGCCATCTGCGACGTTGTGGTGAGTTCGGGACGGATGCCCTTGCCTTCTTGCCAGATCTCGGTACGCCATAGGTGCTGAGCATCGGCGACGATCTCGGAGCCGTTGTCGAATGTGACCCGGTAGCACGGTCGCTCAAACATGGCAGCGGTGCAGGCCAGCACCTCCGTCATGCCACCGTCAGGATGCCTGACTGAGTCGCCGACCTTCACGTCGGCCATTGTCTGCCAGCCCCGGTTGGTCAGAATCGGCGTGTCACAGTCGAGCGCCTTGCCGTGCCCTTCTACGCCTACGAACACGATGCGCCAGTTCACCCGGATCAGCCCGGGGACGGCCCACGGGGCGATAACCTCGTCGCCGCGGTCCAGGTAGTCATCGCCGCCCCAGTAGTTCTCGAGCAGCGGCCCGATCGCCCTCTTGGCGATCGTCTCCTCGGGCCACACCACGAAGTCGCCCAGCCCCTTGCCGGCGCCGAGGTGCTCTGCCGCGTCCTTGAACCCGGGCGCCGGGTCCATCACCGACACGTGACAAGACGCCCCACGGAGAGCGGCAGCGACTTTTGCGGCGTGGCGCCGGCCGGGATCATCGGCGTCAGCAATCACGATCACCGTCGATCCGGCGAGGGTCGTCGTGTACTCATCCCGCCACTTGCCGGCCCCCATCGCGTTGGTCGTCGCCACCATGCCGGCGGCTTCGAGCGCCAAAACGTCTCGTTCTCCTTCTGCTAGATATATATTGCAGTCCTGCTCAATGGCCTCGAGGACTTGGGGCAGGCGGAAGAGCACCGGCTGACATCCCTTGATGTTCCAGATCCACCGGTCGCCATCGCGGCGGCGTTGGCGGAAGTCCTTCGGGTCGAAGCGGACGACCTGGTAGATCATCTTGCCATCGGCGTCGGTGTAGTCGTAGGTGGCGACGATCTTCGATCGGACACCCTGGCGTCTGTCGTCCCGGGCGTCGCGGGGGACGAACAGCGCCGACATCGGCAGACCGAGCGAGGACATGACCGCCTCGATCGTGCAGCCGGCATGGCAACGCAGCAGCACCGTGTCAGCCTCGTTCACGCTGACTGACAAGCTGGCCAGCCGGTCCTCGTGGGCGGGGCACCGGCAGTTGCCCGGCTTCGATGCTCCGAGCCGGCCGAGCACGACGTCCAGCGGGCGGCTCACGACTGCTTGTGAATCAGTTCACAAGCGGCTCTACAAGGCGCTTGTTCATTTGTGAATCGGCGTCGCGTTACGGAGCTACTCAAAACAGTTTTCAGCCGCTTGGTGGGCGTCCAGGCAGGTGCCACGAGCCAAGAGCACGTCGTCACGATTCCCAGCCCCATGCCCACGAGCAGGCGTTGCGGATGGCCTGGTTCCACGTCCAGCCATCCCGGTGCATCCGCCGGACGTGGAACGGGATCGCGGCTACCCGGGCGAGGCGCCTCATCCCGGGGCCGGGCCGGGTCCGTAGACCACGCGTGCCTTGGGCCCGCACTCAGCCCAGTGGTTCATCAACGCGGTTTCGGTGAACCGGTCGACGCCGTAGCGTTGTTTGTACCGATTCGCCCTCGCATGGATCGCCTTGGCCTCCTCGAGCGGAGAGATGTCCGGGTACTCCACCCGCAAGGCCTCGGTGATCTCCTTGAGCACCTTGCCGAGCTTGTTTCGCTCGCTTTTCGTCTCCGGAGCGCAGCCCTTCTCCTCGACCATGGCATCCCACGCCGGTCGCGGTTCGGGTCGTCTTTCCGGCCGCGTCGCTGTTTGAGACGTGGTGGCAGACCGGGGCCTGGTGGGGGGAGTCGGCTTCGGAGGTGGAGTCGGTTCTGGGAACATCTCCTCCACCGCGTCGGCGGTAGCCGGCGCTGGTGGGTTGGTAGTTACCGTTGCATAAGAAGGCGCGGCAGCCTCAAATGAGACACTTTTTTCGTCTAAATGAGACGTTTTCTCGG